TTACAAACGAGGGAACGCCGGTCGATGCAAACTTCAAGTTTACCATTCCGAGAGGTGTTCAAGGCGTTCAAGGCGTTCAAGGCGTTCAAGGCGTTCAAGGTATTCAGGGTCTCACCGGTGACGATGGTGTAGACGGAACTGATGGAGACCCGGGTCCCGGTTCGACTGTTGGCGTTGGAACGGTTACCACGGGAAACCCTGGGACATCGACACTCGTGACAGACGCGGGAACTCCATCAAATCGATTGTTTAATTTCACGATACCGAGAGGAAACACGGGTGTTCAAGGAATTCAAGGAATTCAAGGAATTCAAGGTCCGATCGGAAATACGGGTCTTACGGGTGCCGACTCAACTGTAGCTGGTCCCGCCGCAACTATCGCGGCCGGTACAACAACAACGGGTGCCGCTGAATCGACCGCATCTGTCACAAACGCGGGTTCGTCTTCGGCTGCTACGTTTAATTTTACTATTCCGAGGGGAGATACGGGTGCACAGGGTATTCAGGGTATTCAGGGTCCCGCCGCAACCATAGCCGTAAATACACCCACAATAACGGGAGCTGCTGGAACGAACGCATCCGTTACAAACACGGGTTCGTCTTCGGCTGCTACGTTGAGTTTTACGATTCCGAGGGGAGCTACCGGAGCTGACTCAACTGTACCTGGTCCTATAGGTACTGCTGCAACCATAGTCGTAAATACCCCCACAACAACGGGTGCCGCTGGAACGGACGCCTCTGTTACAAACACGGGTTCGTCTTCGGCTGCTACGTTGAGTTTTACGATTCCGAGGGGAGCCGACGGAGCTGACTCAACTGTACCCGGTCCTATAGGTACTGCTGCAACCATAGCCGTAAATACCCCCACAATAACGGGAGCTGCTGGAACGAACGCATCTGTTACAAACACGGGTTCGTCTTCGGCTGCTACGTTGAGTTTTACGATTCCGAGGGGAGATACCGGAGCTGACGGAACCAACTATTTCACTTTAAGTGGGAGTGACATTTACAGGTCCTCGGGGAACGTCGGTATCGGGACGAATAGTCCTGATGCTAAACTACATGTAAATGGATCAATCAAATCGGGGACAGCTATGAATGGTTCCAATTCCCATGTCGCCGCATTAGATGTTAGGGGCAGTGGAACCGGAAGTGAGCAACAACCCGTGGCTATCGTGAATACATACGCGGAATCGGATACTATCATTTTCTGTGATAGGAACCCTTACGTAAATTTCGCTTTTGCGCATGAAAATAGTTCTAACGATTTTTTGATGACAGGTGGTGGTAACACCAACCAAATATCCAACTATAATGTCAGAGCTTTTGATGGTACACAAAAAGTTGCTTATGTTAAGCACCGATTCGACGTGGATAACGCACATTTAGAAATTGGTGGATTGTTAAAAGCAGGTTTGGGTAACGGTGGTGAACTCATAAGTTTTGGAACTAGGTCGGGACAGGCTGCAGTTTATATGGAGAACGCCAATGCCACCAACTCTTGGGGCAGTTACCCGGGTTTTTATTCACCGGGAGAAGCCGAGATGAGATGGCACGGAAATCCTAACGCTTTAAATATTCGTGCGGATGGATGGATTCATGCAAATGGTGGATTTTCACCGTTTACGGGTGTTCATACATGCAATTCATATTTTAGTGAAGATCGGATAGGTTTAATAGTATGTGCGGATGGAGATTATTGTACCGATGATAAGGAGGGTAAAGCGTGGTTTAATGATATTAAGATCATGAACACGTCTCCACTCATAAACTTGTGTTCCAAAGAAAAGGATAAATCTGTGTTTGGTGTCGTTGGTAAAATCCAAAACACGTATAAAAAAATTGAGTTCATAAGAAAATTGGATTATGATTGTTTACCAGCTGATCAAAAAGAATTATACGATCCAATTGTAACAGGTTATAAGCATAGAAAAACACAACAAGAGATAACAATAGAAGAATATGATGCCCTCGAGAATAAGAAATATTTCAAGCCCATATTTGAACAAGCTAAAGCCATAAACTATGATGGTTCAACTAAGTTTCAAGTAACCCACGTCAACTCATTAGGAGAAGGTGGTATGTGGGTCACAAATAAATTGGGAATTTTCGAAAATGGAGACTACATCACTTCATCCAGTGTTCCTGGGTATGGTCAAAAACAAGATGATGATTTGTTACACAATTACACGGTGGCTAAAATAACAACAGATTGTGATTTCACAAAAGTAACATATACGAGACGTCATATTCAACAAATTAATGGAATTCATCAATACGATGAAAATAACAATCCAATATACATAAATGAACTAGATGAAAATGAAAATATAGTCACCGATTTGAAATTCAAACTCCGATATCTCCTACCCGACGGCACACAAATATCAGAGGAAGAGTATACGACAAGGGCATTGGCTAATGAGGAAGTATACCTAGCAGCATTCGTTGGGTGTACATATCACTGTGGATAATTTGTGATGATATAGTAATGATCATTCCAGACATTGTCAAAGATAAATGGAAACCTCAACCGACCACTTTAGATATCTTGAAAACCGAACTCCAAGCCGAAAAAGCTAAGGTTGCTAAGTTGGAACTGCTTATAGAAGGGATCACCACTCGCATGACCGAACACGAACGACAAACGGGGTTTAGGATGTAGTCAATGTACCAAACGGGTTAAAGTGCGTTCTTTCACTGACACGTATATACCGATCACGGGTTTGGAAATCCATCACTTCTCGTGACAGGGGCGATCATTTCCAAAATCCCGCTATTCCGATGCTTAAAAATAAAAACATAGTATAATATAAATGTCTGGTGGTATCGCCCAACTCGTCGCAGTCGGAGCTCAGGATGCTCACATCGTGGGTAACCCCGAAGTCTCTTTTTTCAGATCCACATACAAACGTCACACAAACTTTGCCCAAACTGTTGAGAAACAAGTTATCCAGGGTAACCCCGCCACGAACGGTATGTCCACCGTGCGCTTCGAGCGCAAGGGTGACATGCTCGGTCACGTGTACATCACCAACCGCTCACCCCGTACTTCATTGACACGGGCTAACTGGAAGAATGAAATTAAAAAAATTGAGCTCTTGATCGGTGGTCAGGTCATTGACACGCAAACGTCGGAATTCTCACAAGAGATCGTGCCTGTCATGCTCTCCCAAACGTACTCCAAGTCTCTCGCGGCCGCCACCGCGAACAAGTCCGCGGTCTACCCGCTCCGGTTCTCGTTCTGTGAGAATGCACAGTCCGCGCTCCCCCTCATTGCTTTGCAATACCATGACGTTGAGATCCGTATTTCATGGGGGGATCTGACCACCTCTCCAGCACCGGCCAATGCTGATTATGAAGTACACGCCCAGTTCGTCTACCTCGACACGGATGAGCGCACAGCTCTTTCGTCGGCTCCTCAGAACATGTTGATTACCCAAACCCAGCAGTCCATCGCTTCCGGTAATACGCTTCAAGAGCTTAACTACAACCATCCTATCAAGTTCATCGCGGCCCATAAAGCTGCCGGTGCCGCTGTCGGTATGGCCGCAGGTAACGTGAAGCTTCAAATCAACGGTACGGATGTTGGCGATGCCAAAAAGGCGAATCCTCACTACACGTCTACGTCGCTTTACTACCATACACCGTTCAGTACCCTGGACAGTAGTGTCGCGACCCACTTCATGTACCCCTTCTGCCTGGAAACTGCCAAGCTTCAGCCCACGGGTACGCTCAACTTCAGTCGTGTCGACTCCGCTCGTCTCGTAACTGATGCTGGTACATTCGATGGTGATATGTACGGTGTGAACTACAATATCCTCCGCATCGAAAATGGTATGGCTGGTCTTATGTACTCCAATTAATTCCCTTCTAATAATAAATGTGGGGACTTCTCTTTCTCCTATTTTTCGTTTTTATGATCACCTACGATCCTAAATCCGGAACGCTCAATAAGTATATCCCCGTTCAGAACGCAGAATGTAAGGATGGTCACTACCAGGAACTTCAATTCGCACAACCAGGATACCAGTGTCCTAAAGATGAAAGATCTAAAATGGGTGCAATTGTATCTACTTAAAAACAATGGCTGTTATCTAATCACAATGTTTGCTCTCGATCGTGAAACCGCTGTTTTAGCTGCAGTGGTCGTGTGTGTCGCTGCATCTCTTTACATGTATAACGAATTACGTCAGTCGAAAAATGACATTACCAAAATCAAAACTTTCCTTGACCATGTTCAAGAAGAATCACAGCAGGCGCAAATACCTCAGATGGTATATGCACCGGTAGAACCCGAAGAACTGGTAGAACTCGAGGAAGAACTCGAACTGACACAAGCACCCGAAGTGGTACCCACCAAACCCAAATCCAAACCGGCTGAAAAGCGTGTTACCCGAGGTAAATCACCTGTGGACATTTCGTCGGAATAAACTTATCAGGAGATTGTAGAAGCTAATGAGCAATGAAGAAACATAAAGCTATAGCAATTCCCGTCACCTTTGTAGGTGACACCCCCCGATTTCTGACAGTGAGAGATAAACGTTTTAAAGAATGGATTTTCGTGACCGGAGGTTGCCGGCGACGAGAAATATGTACACCGATACGCACGGCTTTACGAGAGCTTGAAGAAGAAACACGTGGTGTTGTTTCACTAAAAAATGGGGAATATACAACGTTTACATTTGATGTAAAAGAAAGCCCGACGGTCGATCTCGTGTATTCGGTATTTATATTTTTTGTAGATTATTCGAGTATTGAACAACACGAACTTGTACGAAAATTTAACGATGAAAAATATAAAATGTATACAAAAAAAATACACATGAAACGTACATACGACGAAAATGATTTTATGAGTTTCGATACGTTACCTGAATTTAATTCCCGAAGACGATGGGAAAGAATTATACACAACGTGATTGAAAACCCTGAATTTTACGCGTGCATGACTTCTCTCAATAGAAAAACATTTTCTATAAAATAATGAAGTCAAAGAACTATATTCTCAGACAGATTAAAGATATTCTAATCGACCACAAATCGTACAGCGAAGGACGGGCTGATACTTATATTGAAGGGATAAAAGATAAAACTGTCTACGAACTGCTGGTCATGAAAAAGGAATTATCTACGAGTGAAGAGGAGTTTAGAGATGTATCGTGTAGAACGTCAATATGGCACGAAGAAGAGTATTAAAAAAATAACACTACATACAAATAAGTATGTTTAGAACATGGTGTCAGAAACAAGGGTTTTCGAATGGCTCCAATCTATCACATGTGCTCATGGACGGAGGTAAACTCTCGGTGCCATTTGATAGATTGAACGAATTTTACGATGTATACATCAAAGCTGTGAAGTCGGGGGAAAAGGTGTGTGTCGTTGAACAAAAAACGGATACGTATAACTTTTTCGTCGATTTAGATTATAAAGATGACGAAGATATACCGTTCGAACGGTTAGAAGAATACGTACAAACAATATGCGATCGCGTGACCCATTTTGGAGGGGAAGATGTTCTCATTTCCGTTGCAGAACCAAAACCGCATGGCGATACAATCAAATATGGAATTCACATGAACTGGCCCGGGTTTATAGTTGACCACGGTTCCGCGATGGCGTTACATTCACATATCGTATCATCACTTTCACTACTCTTTCCCGGAAAACCGTGGAATGATATTGTCGACACGGCGGTATACGGTGGCGGTAAGCGTAACGTAAAGGGGAGTGGATTTAGAATGCCGTGGGCACATAAATATGTAAAGGGTGAATACCAAGGAGAATATAGACCGGTACTCAATTATACACACGAAAATGGCAAACTTTCCCGTATTTTTGATCGGGAGCCAAGTGTCGAAATCATGCACATGGCGACACTTCGAACGGAGCGTACGGATGTTGTGATCGTCGAAGGCTCTACACGCGACGAAGGCTCGTTCACTTTGAAAGAAACTAAGAATGTTTTACAAAATGAAGCGGTCGTTCGAAACATAGAACTTTTTATTCAAAAAAACATGGATGGACAGGGGCGTGCAGAAGTTACGAAGATATTTAGCGATAAGCAATCATACCTCGTGTCGACGACATCCAAATATTGTGAAAATCTTCAACGGGACCATGGTTCTAACCATGTATGGTTCCGGATAGACGGACACGTGATCATACAAAAGTGTTTCTGTACATGCGAAACGATGAAAGGGCGGCGATACGGGTTCTGCAAAGATTTTTACGGTAGAAAACATACACTCCCGAGTAAGATTTTCGAACAATTGTATCCCAAGGGGTATACACCCCCGATGTTTTCATCACCTCAGAATATATGTAGCCCGTGTCCAGAAGAGAAGAAGGTTGATTCCGTGGAACTGAGTAATTTACTACAATCGTTTATAAATCGTCACATGGTTAAGGATACGACCGTACGTGTCGCCAGTATTACTAAAAAAACTAAAAATATTCAAATGTTGAACACGGATTTAACGTGTAACGACTGTAAAAATGTGAATATTCAATTTAAAATAAACAAAAAACGAATTTTACAAACGTGTCCGTGTAAACTACGCGAACATAATTTATCAGATAAAATCATTAGACTATTATAAGATGATGTTCATTCTATTGATCGGCGCATTCGCGTATATCTTATCAAAGATCACGCGGTTGGATACGTCTTTAACTACTGTAGATAGTATCATCAAGGAAACCCATGTATATTCCGGTGTAGATGAAAGAACGTATCGAGCATTCCTGGCATTGATTCAAATAGCGAAAGAATACAGGACAGATGTCAAGTTTTCGCAAATATACCTCGAAAAGGCGTTAAAAATGCTGAATGATATACCTCTTTACATGTCACCGATGGATGTTGACGTGATGAACGAACTCGGGGGGATTTCGTACCGTTTAGGGTATGAATTTGAACAACTACTAATGAAAGAGGCGCTTAATCAACAAATTGAATTCAATCCTAAATACATTTAAAAGAAACGCGCACTTTCAACCTATAATGACCAAACAACCAGTCGTTAGACGTTCGACTAGGGTTTCGAGAGCGCCCGAGCGTATGAAACCTACTGAAACCAACGTCGAAGATGATTTCGGGGACGATGAACATGACACTGAATATGAAGTATCTGACGACGACCTATGTGAGACGGAGTCGGAAGATGAATGTGATGATAGCGATGAAGATGAAGATGGGAATTTAAAAGGTTTCGTAGTTGACGATACGGATGAAGATGAAGAAAGCGATGAGGAAATTGAAGCTTAAAAGATAAACTGAATAGTACATATATGGAAACAGAACTTGGAAATCCTATTGAATATAACGCACAAGTATCTGACAATGAAAACGAGCGTGATGACAGTGAACCCATACAAAATCATCTACAGCAGCCAGACGAAGACCCCCAGTATTACTACCACCCTCCCCCGCAATACATGCCCCCTCCACCCCATGTGAGCGAACCATTTAAAACGAATGATATATTATCATCCCTAGATAAAGTTGCGTATATTGTTATATTTGTAGCGTTTATACTAGGCTTCTTTATGGGAAAAACTATGCAACCAGTTATCCTTCGCCATGGGTGAGAATGGTGCATACTCATTTACAGGTTCTGTAGAATCGACAATTACTCTACTGGTAATTACTGGGCGGATAACCCCCTCATTAATTATTTCAGACGCTACACGTGTTTCATCATCTAAATCAACTATATCTGTAATGGGTAGATTATGTGACGCCTTTTTATACACGGATATATAGTCGACATTCATCGTATTATTAAAGGGAGATATTTTAATAATATGAAATGCAGTTTTATTTATTTTTAAATTTATACAACCTCGACGAATTTTTTTTATTTTTTATTTATACTACTCCGAGTACTTCGATACAATAATTTTTTTTGTGTCGACGATTCTTTTTTTTATTTTTATTTTTTATTCAGTCTCTTCTTTATTTTCTTCAACAACTTTTTCTTCTTCTTCATCACCTTCTACAATAGTAAGTGCAGCTTCCCTCTGTTTGCGTCGCTCCTCAATTTCAACTGCCACAATTGCATCAGCTTCCTTTACCAATTCTTCCATGGGTGCATCAGGCTTCTCACGTTTCAGTCGTTCGATGATCTCACCCGGGTGACTGATCGGAGCTTCATCAGGTTTGTTGTAATACTGTGAGTTTTCATCTCCAGCTTTGAAGTACACCTCCTTACCATCGGGACCAGCCTTAACAGCTGACATGTCACGCTTACGCTCGGAGAACATCTGTGCAGCCATAGCCTGGTTTTCCTTGTACCCGGACATCAACTCTTCCAGTTTTTCGTTGGTGTAATGCGCATCTTCGATCTTGGACGGGTCGGGTGGAATGAGAAGCCACTTGTACAGGTCCACGACGTAAATGTCGAAAGTCGCATCTTCTTTCTGAAGTCGCTTAGCATGACTCGCGGCTTCATCACGTGTGGCAAATGCACCTCTGATCTTAATCCCGAACTTATCATTCTTCTGGGGAGCCTCGGGGCCGACTACAGAGAGGCATGCGTACAGTTGACCGGGTACTGTAGTATAATCTTGTTCCAAAGACATTGTATTTTATATAGAACTATAAACTTTAAGCTATACGACTTAAGTTAAAGTTTGTGTTACTAATAGTATCATGGAAGAATTACGCCGGTTACATAACGATGAGAAGAGGTCACTGATTGAAAGTGTGACACGAGAAGGTGATAGTATTCTCGACGTGGGATGTGGGTTCGGTGGTGATCTTCAAAAATGGTCCAAGGTGCGTGCGAATATAAGTATGTGCGAACCAAGTTTAGAAGCGTTAAACGAGGCGCGAACACGGGCTAAAAATATGAAAATGCATGTAAACTTCTACCATGGAGATATTCGTGTGTGTCCTAATAGAAAGTATGATGTCGTGTGTTACAATTTCGCACTTCATTATATTTTTCAGTCTCGTGCATTATTTTCGGATACACTCAAAGAAATAAAAAAACGCGTCAAACCCGGTGGGGTATTTATCGGTATCATTCCAGATTCCGAACAGATACTGTTTAAAACACCGTTTACAGATTCACATGGCAATTTTTTTAAACTGAAAGGGACGAGTAACGGCGATTTCGGTGAAAAATTGTTTGTCCACTTAGCGGATACACCGTACTATGCAGACGGTCCAAAAGCAGAACCACTCGCACATAAAGATATGTTGATCACGCACTTGGAAAATAATGGATTTGCTATGAAATTATGGAAAACACTTCGTGGGAACCCGATATCCGAACTCTACAGCAAATTTATATTTGTATATAGAAATGATAGCACTGATCGTATTGTTACTAGTTAACATAGTATTATTTTGTAATTTCAAAGAAGATCCCGTGTTACTCGAAGTGAAGGAAAAATACAAACTATTCAGGGAACATTTGAAAACGAACGGCGATGAGAAATACAAGATGTTACACAATGAGATACCTATCGTTGCATACAGGGGATCTCTCTTATCCGGTGTTGGATACAATTCCAATAAAGGTGGGGAAATTGGTATATGCATAGACGGTACATCTAATAATGTATTTCATGTACTCTTGCACGAACTCACACATTGTACCGTCACAGAGTATTCGCATAGTAATGATTTCTGGGATAACTATAACGAACTAAAAAACGAGGCTATACGCATAGGTATATACGAAAACATAGATCAAGTGACCCCCTTTTGTGGTAAAAAGATAGTTGATAAATAATGTTACATAAATGTATATGACTGAATTTAATCTCAGACAACCGACCGCGTCCAGGGTACTCATATCCTTACTCATGTGGTTCGCGATCATGGCAAGTGCTTTCACCACGCGTATTAAGATGCCTTATTATGTAAACATGTTGAATTTAACTGTCGCGATACCGGCGCTTATCTGGTATTTGGGGAATACGAATTTGCTTGTGAGTTTAAATACGACGAGTGTGGTCATAACACTTACGATAGCTACTGGAATTCTCGTTGGATTAACTGAAGGGGTTAAATGGTCTCAGTTAAAGCAGGGATATGAGAATTACGGTGAAGACGTGAAAACAGCGTGGTTACCCATGGTCGCGACAATGGTCGCGTTACTTTTGGGATTACTAGCGGCGTATGGTGTCACGGGTGGTCGCGTACTCGATATGTATTAAAAATACTTACGAGCAACGTAGAAAACTACAGCAGCTACCGTCCCTGTAGAGGCCAGTCCGACCAAACTTCGGTTTCCTTGGGCGTTCAAAAACCTAGGCACAGAGCCTGCGAGTTTCTCTTGAATGGGCTTGCTGATGGCGACACCTGTCGCTAATACAACGATGAGTGCCTCGAGTTGCTCGTCTGTCAAATCGAACGGGTTCTTTTTCTTCTTGTCAGATTTACCGCTTTCCTGAATGGCTGTAGCAGCCTGTGCGGGCTGGGGTGCCATCAGGACCTGTTGGTGTGCCATCTGAACGGCACGGGGGTCGGCACCCATCATGGGTGAATCGAAAGATTGGTCTTGAGATTGCATCATAACATCAGATATAGGAGTAGAATCCATATCGTCTTTATAATCACTTACATTTTTTTTAGGGTCCTCTGCCACGAATGCATTCGATCTAGAATTTGAATCAATGGGAACCATTCCGTCAGCTTCGTCTGATAAATTTAATGTGTATACCGGCTCAGGCATTTAATGTACTGTTAGTTTTTTTAGAATTTAAAATGTCGCATTTTTTACATACAGGATATGTATCTAAAAAATGTTCCAAACGGGGCTCGAACCCATGACCTTGGCGTTATAAGCACCACGCTCTAACCAGCTGAGCTATAGGAACGGTGCGTTGGGCTGTATTACCAGCCTCGTGTATAACGGGTGTGGTTGGAACGCCACACATTGAATATACGGGTATACTCTTTAAGTGTATAAAGAATAGTGTACATTGTATACAAATGATACACGAATACGTCGCCGAGATTTATAACATTCTTGGACCAGGTTTTAGCGAGCGTGTGTATCACAACGCCATAGAGGTACTTTTACGTGAAAATGGTATTTCATATGAAACGGAACGTATAATACCCATCACATTCAAGGGGCATACGATAGGAAATCTTCGTGCGGATATTATCATCGATAAAACGACAGTCGTTGAACTGAAGACGGTTAAAAATATTACAGATGTAATGGTGTCACAAGCGAGAAATTATCTAAAGTTATTGAATTTACAAGAGGCGTACCTTGTCAATTTTCCACCGTCTGCTGGGGCACATTCGGAAGTGATCCGAGTTACTGTGGATTAAATCGTGGGTATATACTCCCAATGCAATTCTATGCATATCCTTTTCCATATGATATCCTGTTGATGTAACTTTTCTTTCGATTTCAAAAGAGGGAAGTATTTTAGATACGAATCTTCACTCAAGAGTTCGCAAAATTTATATAAAACATACGAATAACTCAAAAAGTTTTTACGTTCTACTGGACAGTTGTTATCGAATGGTTTCTGAATATCTTTAAACATCATACGTAATTGTTCCTCTAATTCGACGGGCATTTTAGGTGGTTTTATTCCACTCAAAATATTCGAAATATAAGGTACGTGTTCATAATATTTATTAAGTTTCAGTTTTTTTAATAACCCCCTCACTTTAGCGTGTGTGATCTCATTCAAATTCTTAATCTTGATCTTTTTGAACTCATTTCGCAATTGTTCGATGACTTCTTTAGGTATCGTTGTCATTTCTTGTGCCTGGAATTGTGATAACCATTCGTTGAAATGATTATCTCGTTTATATGAATAATTTATAACTTTCTCCGAAGTCTCCTGCTCTTCCCTATATGTAAGTTCCTGACTTATCAGAACGTCTATGATCATACCACAAGAGTCACACACCAAATCACTCGTATCGTGATAGTATACGACATTACTACCCGGGCAATTGTGGCATATATCAGTTACCATGCGTTCGGTCACGCGTGGTAACGATTTCTTCTCTACATCAATTAGGTAATCTGTGTATATATCCTTTTTTTGTAACCCGGTGGTTACCTTACAATTAAATGCGTTATCGGTGCTAACTTCAATATTCGTATCTTCTGTCATATATTGTTGAATGTACGGCATACACTTGGCTATATAATCCGATAACTCGCTTTGATATATATTCTTATTACATGGATCATCATCTATTTTTGACATCCATTCATCCACTCGGTTATTATACCGGCTTAAAAAATTACCTTCCATGTATATCAATGATTAAACTACTCCGCTCGCTTTTAATTAACACAATCTACACGTTTAAAAACGTTATGAATTTTTTATTCAGTAAACATGATTTCACGATCGTTGATAGGTATGTGGAATATTACGTCGATCACACGAAAGAATACGAAACGAGCGATGCTTTTTGGTTATGTGAACATGAACAAATTGAACCGAGTACATCAACATATCTTGCACGTGTGGGTATGAATGAGACAATTCCGTCGCCACCAGATGCCGTGAATAAGCTTATCATACGAGTTAAATTTTGGTACAATAATAAAATCTATAAATTTCTAACGTCTAAGACTGACTATACATGGCCACCCAAAAAAATGAAAACCATGAGTTTCCATATACCTTTATCGAGTGCGCAGTTGTTAGATACGGGTGATAAGCCTGTAAAGGATATTCTCGAAAAAATCAGACGGTATTCCGGTCCGTATTCAGATTTTTACGGTGAAAAGATGAAGATAAGTGATATGTTTTATTATGATGAGAGTTTCATGGCGACGATGTATCCTAAAATTAAAATTAAAAATTGTTTTGGTATGATGAAAACTGTTGATACGGCGACCGGGTATCTTACTGATCTTCAACTACCTTAGTTGATAGGTAGAATTTCAAGTCTCCTAAGTTTGCGACGTTATACTTCAAAATGAGAAAACGGTTCTGATCTTCTTGCATAATTTGTACTGTAGAACACATACTAGTCGCCTTTGTAAAAATGTTCATGTATCTGAGCGAATATGCACCTGACATGGTCGGGCAATCATCAACGCATTGAATTTCCGTTTCCTGGTCAGCGAAGTCACCCCTGCACAGTAACCGTAATACCTTACCACTTCTCGAGATTTCAATCTCATCACCAATATTAGACATGTCCCTACAAATTCTCTGAAAATCCACCGATGGTATAGGTGTGTTTATAGTCATGTGCATTTCAGGAACCTCGATTTGATTTTCATTAATATCGAGTAATTTTAATGCAAACTTTGTTGATGTTTTCTTTTGTTCGCTATGGATTTCAATATTCATGAATTCTTTCGAATTAACTGATATTACAAGAACGTCGTTGACAGTGATAGTTTTGAGAAGTTTGTACATATTAGTCATATTGATACCACAATCCACCTCTTCCGTGCATACATACTCTTCAAAATTTTCAGCTGGAAGATACATGTCAATGAGTGATGCTCTAGCTGTATCGAGAGTTACAATATACACCCCATCTGGCTTAAAATATAGATTGACATCGTTTAATATATCTTTAAGGACTTCAAATGTAGACTTGATGGCCGCAGCTTGCACGGTCACCAGTTTCATACTCGATTACTTGCGTATTATTTCTTTATATCACTATAAGGTTCATCTTCAACTTTACGACTTATTTTATCTTCCAATTCACGTGTCATCGCCGGTTGGAGTGATTTACCATAATCATCTAGACCAAACATATCACTACTTGGTTCGCCGTCCAGAGTTGATGAAAAAATCGAGCCAAAGTCGCATGTTTCCAATTCTTGGACTGGTAGGAGAGATTCCAACCAATTATGTATTTCACGCCCCACTAGAATCTTTCCATTTTTTGTCAACATGGTTGGTACACGTGTGATTTTTGTCCTGTACTCGGGGGGTATTCCGGAAACGGTGACATTATGATATTGGACGATTTGCTGCAACTCCTTATGTTTCTGGATAAACTCGAGTACTTCTACACTGTGTTTACACTTTGGGCTGAAGACCAGAAGGGACATCTAATGTAATTTATCAAAAAAAATATGAATGATAACGCACTTTTTTTGTACTGTATATTAATGTACAAACTGTTACTGTTAATTGTATTGTTAGTACTTATATTTGATACCAGGAAGGAAACGTTTGTTACCGGGGGTGCCCAGAAACCAATTCATCAGATAATATTAAACGACCCCACGCCTAACATGAATGAATACAGGAAAGTGCAGACAATCGAGGTCAATAGTGATATTATATCGAAATTGGTTCATAAGACGAGTAATTATATACGCGAAAAGACAGGTCTACCTAATTATATAATTGAAACGACTAACATCCGACAGTATAAACACAAAACCAAGAACCACGTGCTGTATCAATGTATGTTCATGTGTGTAAAAATGGGTGGATTTCCATTCGGATTTTCTGCTACATCTAACGTTATATTAGTGTCAGGTGATATGCGTGTTATCGGTGTTCAGTCACAGCCAATGGATATAAAACCACCCAGTGACAAGACACCTTTCGAAAGTAAGATTGAAGGATCTCAATATATAGAGTATGACACTATTCGACAGGGTGAGTTAGATTTAATAAAAATTTAGTCCAAGTACTATTAATGATAAACGTGGAAGAAATTTCACAAATTGTCAATAAACGAAATCGTATGAAAAAGGAAACATACGTAGAACTCTATAAACAAGTCACACGTAAAGTGCGTCGCGCCGTTGAAACTGGGCGTAAATATGTGGATACGGAAATTCCTTCTTTTCTCATGGGGTATATAGCATATGACAGGTTACAGGCGACCAATTATATTAAACGGCAGTTAGAAAACGCTGGATTTGATGTTGCTGTCATGGGACATTTCGAAATTCGAATAACATGGAAAGTTAAAAAGACTAACAGGACAGATGAAAACGGTGTAGATTCTATAGATGAATTTCCAACCCTTATCAATTTAAAGAAGGCTGCGAACCGGTACAGGCGAAATGCGCAAAACAACTGATAATAAAAGTCCGTATACTCATAATGGATAACCTGAACATTTTGGTTGAAGCTAAACGCGAATACATGGAACAACTCTCTATTCTCATATGTCCAGTCATGATCGACGTATTTGATGCAATGTACCGCGAAGCGCATACATTGTCCAAGAACCGTAAAGTTCTTCTAATGTTTCAAAAATTACTGAAAGACGTACCAGAGTGGAGTGAAACAATGGCGAAGCAACACACGGATAATATTGCGGATCGGTGTGCGTGGTTCAAGGATTTAGTGGCGGCTGTGTTTGTGAGCTCTGTAAAAATATTATCAGCTGTTCGTTTGAGCAAGGATACTAAGAAAATGGCAGTTAAATTACCAACGAATGAAGTGTTTATTCACACGTGTTACAAAAATGCCGCAAAAGATTTATACAAAAATCCATACGTGTTTACCGAAAATCAATCCGAGCACGACAGAAACGATGTCTTGTATGATAGGTTTGCCCTCTGCGTTGAAAACACCGTCAAGGAACTGATACCTGTTCAACAGATTTTGCAAACGTATATGTCTGCAGGAGCCGAAGACTATGTCGAGGGTGAAGATGCTGACATGCAGCACGACGAAATTGACGAAGTTGACGAATATGATCAAAATGGTCTCGAAGGTCAACCACAAACACCTTTAGATGATGGGATGCCTCCTATGGGTGAAGAAGAAATGCCCCCGACGGACGACCTAATGGGTGACACCCGGGAACCCCATGAACCCCAGGGTGAACCCATGGAACAGGAAATTGAAGAACCTTCAACTCCGTTTCAGAACGAGTTTAGAACGATTACTTCAAAGCCCATGAACCAACAACACACAAACCCCCAGGGTGTAGATGAAGGTGAAGACTTGTTTTCGGATGCCGCTGAAACGCGAACTAAAAAACTTGGCTATTAAATATGGACGAGTACCTCAGAGAGCCCGCTTCGGCTGCAATAATAGCCGCTGGATTAACCGCCATGTACGTACACGGCAAAGCTCGTCTTAACGACGAAGGAACACTTTCAACAAGCGCCTACGCAAAACCTGCTGCATTAGTGGGTATATTAGTATATTTCATCGTATCAAATGGAATAGGTAAACGTGAAACCATTTCAACTGACCCGTTCTGACCAACTTAAAGATTTATCTCATGTATTATATATAATGACTTCCATCACTGCGTTTAATGACATGATGGGACAATTTCTTACGGAATTACATTCGGCATTTCCAGAAGAAAAAGGATTAAAAAAATACATGGCTGCATTCGAACTCATGCGAAGCACTAATGGAAGGATTATCGTAGAAGGGTTCATGGCGAACATCTCACCCCACGCGGATAAGATTAACGCAAAGGATGAATCATTTTTTCTCGAACAAGCTGGTACCATCGATTTTCTAAAGGATATTAATTTGGCTCGATGCTGGCCGAAAGCCTCAGAAGGTACGCGCAATGCCATATGGCAGTACATCCAAACCCTCTACATGCTAGGTGCGACGATCACGGCTATCCCAGCTGAAACACTCAGTATGATTGAAACGGTCGCAAAGCAGTGTGCCGATAAGATGCAAAACGAGGATGGTGGTATGGAAATCGATGAAGCTCAGCTCATGAAGTCCATGCAGGGTCTTCTCGGTGGCATGATGAAAAAATAAACCTATATAATATAAATGGTATCGCTGTTTGAAGATCCCAAACAAATTGTCAGAGCTGATAAGGTAATTGAATTTTGGCCAACTAAAATTCATACATCAGCGGAACGAGTAAACGCCACAGCTCGTTTTATTATTTACGCTACGTGTATCTTGTATCTTATCAGGCGTGATGTACGCGTTTTCATTTTAGGATCTACATGTTTAGGAGTGTTGTATGTTATGGAAATGAACAACATGATAAAAGAGGGGCAGGCTCGCCCCACGGCCGTAAAGGAAGGGTACGAATCAGGGTGTCAATTACCCACGTATGATAACCCGATGGCGAATGTACTGATGTCGGATTTCACCGATCGCCCCGATCGCCCGTCTGCATGTGATTACCCGACAGTCCGAAAGGATGTTAACCGAATGCTATCCGGTACTATTCCATACGGTCCCCAAAAATCTCGATCCCCGATGCCCGAGTTTCAGCGTAATGCGTATGCCCGGCAGTTTGTTTCGGGTCCAGTGACAAACATCCCCGGCGACCAAACCGAATTTGCCGAGTGGTTGTACGGTGAGAAGAATGGTTCAATCTGTAGAAGTGACAGTCGTTCATGTGATCCCAATGCACGTGGTGCACAATTAGAAGCGTTCGCCGGTTTAGATTCCAGTGGAGATATGAGGAGTGGTATGTTCGGTGGTGGAAACGGTCCGGCTTAGATAGATAAATATTCTCATGTAATAGTAAATGGCGTACCAACTCCAACCTGGTATGAATTTAGTTGAAAATCCCGCTCGACCACCCGTATGTGCGACTGACGAGGTATTTGTTTATCCCCAGCCCAGCACTCTTAATTACAGTTCGGGTCGCCCTAACACGATGTTGTACGGGACAGCTCCCTACATGGCTGGTAAGGGTTCCCCCGCTCAATACATTGAGACCAGCGACCAGTTAAGACCGCAGTCCACAAGTCAATTTAACAAAATTCTCGCGAAAACGTACGAACAGGGTCTATTCCCTCTCCAAGACATGAAGTGTAAACTCCCACTCCGGACGATGACATATGAGCCCGAAAGTACACGCGCCGATACGCAAAATCACATGTTCGTGACGAGATATCCCAGTCAATAAAAATATTTATAACAATTAAGAATGGCAGACCCTGTTTCAATTATAGCTATCGCAGGATTAGCCTACATAGGAAAAAAATTAAGTGATCCCAAACCTGAATTATATCAGATTGTATCTAAACCCACAGAGGGACCTATTATAATTCAGGAGGAAATGCCCAACATAGCCGCCCCCCGACCGATTGGTCTCGACAATCTTCCGGAACGAAAAATGGAAAGAGAAAATTTCGCTGATATCGTACCACAAACACGTTCATCTGGTACTGAAGTACTTGAGATGCGTAATCGCATGTTTGACAATGGTCGCATGAATAATATCTCACCCATCGAAAAACAATATGTTGGTCCGGGTATCGCGATTGGTCCAGATGTCGCAGCTGCCGGTGGTTTTCAGCAAATTGTACGTGTCAACCCTGATAATGTCGGCGCGCACCGTCTCACAACATTACCTGGTCGAAGTGGTCCAGCACGCGACGTGTTTGGTGGACGTCGCGGGAAGATGGGCGACATTGCCAATAACCGCCCAGAAAAGACTGCATTTCTCCCCGATCGTCGTCCAGTCGTCGGTGGTAGGTCTCAAGGATTTGATGGGCATGTTGTTCGCAGTGAACACGTAAACGGGAAGCGTTTAACAAATCGGTCGCAGACTGGATCGCGCGATGATGGTCTTGGGTTTTCGGGTGCTAAGAGTGTGGTAGCTGGCATGAAAATGGCACAAGATCCCACACGAAACAAGAAGGATGGAAATAGCGAACAGTATAGATATAACAACCAACTTGCACCCGGTGTTTCTACATTCTCACACGGATACCTTTCGTCCCCCGCAACAAAGATAGGCGAGGCGCGTACGTACGGAACGGGGCATACAGTAGAAGAATTATCTAAATACGGATTCCGACCCGATGATCGCCGCGGTAAGGCGAACCGTAAGGGTAACGCCGGTCGCATGAACGTTCGCGCGGGTCCTCTTAACCAAGGTGGTATGCCGACTGTCGTGCGCGCGGATACTACACGTGTAGATGGGCGACTCGGACCCGTGAGTGGTGGTTGGACGCAACAATATAACAACAACATGTACTATAAATTTAACGCATACAAGGGTAATTCTAACCCTTACGCGACAAACGAAAGTTTGGGCGTTGCGAAACAACAGCTTCAACAGAACCCTATAGCTCAGCAGATGATGTAAATAAATAACAGTCGAGTAACAACACCCATTAAAATATTATCCATGTATTTTAATGAGCGTATACACGTTAGATATAGATAGTAGTGAACGTGATCCTACTATATACCCAAACCCCGGTGATTATGTGATTGAACTTAAAAACCCTATTTACGATGTTAATAAAATTTCCATCGCCTCTGCCCGAATTCACGCGAGTCAGTTGTTAATTAACGATCGTAACAATACGTTTACCGTAACCAATACGACAAATGCCACGACGAACACTGTAACACTGGCTAATGGAAACTATAGTGGGCGTACACTCGCGGTTGAGCTTCAATCATCACTTACAGCAGCGGTCGGTGAAACTGTAACCACCACATATAGTTCTGATAATAACACGTTTACATTCAATGCCGCGAGCGCCGATTTCCGCTTTGATTTTTACGGTGGTACGAAAGGGTATGCGAATAGTACCATCGGGTATACAACCCCTCATGATATATTAGGTCTCCCACCAAGTAACGTCGCATCCACCGGTACAGTTCTTACATCGGGGGCTATCAATTTACAGGGGCCGGATGCACTTGTTATCAAAATAAGTAGTGGTGCGGAAGAGTTTAACAAAACAGTGTATTCCGACACCCCTTTCTATACTGGTCGTATACTGATGTGTGGTGACGTGATTAATTATTCGGGGAAGGATGATATTGTAGAACATAATTTTGATACAGGAAAGCAGGGGAGTATATCAAAATTACGGGTTCAGTTCTTCTATAGTAGTAATAACCAGCTCATACCGTATGATTTTAGAAACGCTAACCATATTATTAAACTTTCTATAGAGGGTTCGCGAGATAAATTATCGGTCATACCTGTCGTGAAAAAGGACTTTTCACTTCCTGACCCTATTCGCATACCGGAGTTTGAGGATCCGAATAGGTGGAATGCATTTATCTATATATTCATGATAATCGTGACTGGAATATTTTTTTTAATATTTACCAGACCCCGGGGAATTAGCGGGTGACCGCGTAGACGGGGGCGGAGGGCTTCTTGACACGCTTGGAGATGCGGGAGATCACCATGTATACGATGACCGACAAGAGAGTAGTGAAAAGCGCCGTAAGGGCGTAGTTCATACCACCGTTCTTCTGGACCTTGACGACCTGATGGATGGTCCATCGGACGAGATCCATCCACGACAGGGCGGCGGCGAAGGAGAAACCAGCCACAACGGAGTTGAGAGACTGGGTTTCGAGTTCACGGGAGATCGCGATGAGGGTATCGGTGGCAACTTCGGCGGACATTTTTATAATATATAAACATTTTATTCTGGCAACAACTCTTCGATAAATAGAATTTTATTATATTTACTCGTGCTATATCCCCTGACAACCCCACTGCCCTGATCATCCTCGTCATCGTCTTCATCGGAATCGGAGTTGGATTCTTTATCACCATATTTAAATTCCTTATATTCAGACGTTGTCCATCCCTCCAAATCAGGACATGTTTCCATTACTATCGATTGCATTTTTTATCATCTCTTCTGACGGATTGGTCGGATTCCACCCATCCCACGCGTCATACGCCTCGTTTATTTTCGTAAACCTTTCATCGTCCCCTGAATAAGGTTCAAATGCAGATTCGTCTACTTCATCATCAATCTCAATCTCATCCTCGTCTTCCGAATCTTCGTCAGTGTAAATATCGGGAAAATATGTACCAATTTGCTGACCTACTGTATGCATAGCGCAGTATTTCATACAATACTCCATATCCTTCCCGAGAATAGTGTCACGCCCACACGCCCTGGCGTAGTGTCCGGACAAAACGACTGCACTTTCTAGTACTGGTGTAATAATATTAATCGCCGATTGGGCCATTTGGGAAGATAAGTCGTCCGGCTCCATTCTGGATGCGTAATATATTATTAGTAAGTGCGTAAACTCTAAGTTCTCTTTTATTAGTCTTATCGTTGTTCAAAATCAGACTTATATTCTGATCTTTAATCATACTGAAATTTTTCTGACCCGTTGGATACCATTTCTCTGGTTCAAGTGCGAAACTATATGAGTAAAATCGCCTGAATAACTGCGTTCTTGAATGGTGAATACCACTCTGAACGGCGCGCATGTTTATAACGTTTCCTGTAATTTTATCGAGAACGACCTCATTATCGAGTGTCATTTCTAAACTGACGAGGTGTTCGTAGTTTGTATACCGTATATCACCATCTACTAATACAGGGGGGTATGTTTGATTGGTATGATCGTAATCGAACGGGTGAACTGATCTCACAATACTATTTTTTCTCGCAATTACGAAATAGAGTTCTTTCACGGGGTTTGTGAAGTTGAGCCTACACTTTGTCTCGTCTCGCCCGTGTGCGGCTGATACGGGAATTTGAAAGACGTTACGCTGAAGCTGTGAGATAATGTATTCATTCTTACTCGTTTGAAGTTTCACTCGCTCGGGTTCGTCCAATTGGACCAGTTCCGTGTGGACTGATACGTCGTTAATTTTCAAACTCGATTTATCTATTGGATTACTGTCACCGAGGTAAACCACTCCACCCATAAGAGCGTGCTGTCCACAAAAATAATATAAGACACTCGGTGCGCTCGCGGGTACTACGAACGTGTACGTGGTAATATCACCGACAGTGGAAACGGTAATTCCCGTCGTGTATGTACTTATCGGTGCTCCAGCGCCGCTGGGACGACCATCTTCGTACGTAGATAATTTAAATGGATGAGCCTCGTTTAAAGTTTTCCCGATCGTGAACGTGTAAGTACTCCCTCGTTTCAGTGTGAGCGACGGTCTATCAACACCGTCGATGTGATACTTATTGACTCCGTTAACCTGTGCAACTGTAACCGTAAAATTGGGTCCGGTGTCATATGAATCGGTGAAAGCGAGATGCCCTCCGT